AAAGTTATCACTGCCACCTGTTTTAAAATCTATTTGATCATCAGTATCTGCCGTAATGGTTGTATCACCGTCTACGTCTAAGATTAATTCATCACCGTTAATATCCCTGTTCATTGGGCCACCAACAGCACCCGATATTTCTACAATAAAGATAGAAGCATCACTTGCAGGAGCTGTGGTAAAGGTAATCTGTGTACCACCACTAGCTAAAGTGTAATCCGTGCCGGGTTTTTGAATAACCCCGTCATGGGAGACTAGGAGCTGTGCGGGAGAGCCAACTTGTGTGCCTAAGTTAAAAGTAACATTAGAGCCATTGTAGGTATTACCAGACGTATCGAGTACAACAAAAGTACCATTTTTAATTGATTGTCCTATGTACGCCATCTATCCTCCGTTTGCCGCATCCCATGCGTTTTGTAATTCTGTTAGCTTTGTATTTACTGCTGATTCTGTTGGTAATTCTGTAACTGGATTATCTACAATGTTTCCATCTATTCCAACTTTTTCAGAAAGTCTTAAATTAGCATAAATTTTATTTTTACTATCTGTCCAAGTAAACCATTGGTTAGAATGTAATTTTACTAATGCGTCCTCTATGTGTGAAGGTCTAGGTACTGGCATTTTATGTGTCTCCCATTTTTAAAAATGTGACATGAGTTTCATTTTGAGAACTATGTCCATGAGTTGTTGTGTCTGCGCTAGTGCTTGCAACAACAAACCTACATTTGTGTGTAGAAACATTGGTAACATCAAAAACAAAAGAAGTGCTATAAGTGTTGCTGTCACTTGCTCTTGATATTCCTGTTACTTGTTCTGAAGCACCTCCAAAATTACTGCCATCAGTTGTTGTTTCAACTTGAATTTGAATTTGACCATCTATGTTATCAGCAGTGTTTGAAACTATAAATTGTATATAATAAATTCCTGTTGAAGGAAAAGTAAACACTCCAGATGATTGTGTCATATCACTGCCTAAACTTCCGTATCCATCTGTGTCTACTAATTCCCAATTTGAAGCTATTGGATTACCTGCACCAGTAAAATCTGCTGTTATTCTCCATTGATTAGCCATTCCTGCAAATCCATTAACAAAGCCAGAAGTAAGCGCTGTACCTCCATTAGCCACAGGAGTTGCACCTGTTAACATATTTGCTACATCTATTTTACTTAGTGCCATTAATCTGCCTCCTGTATTGTATTACCATCTGCTACCCATTGAAGAATATTTTGATAGTCTGTGTTAGCTTCATCATGTGGTGCGTAAGTAACTCTAATAGTATTAGGATAAGTTATTTTATAACAAGCAAACTCTCCTAAATTATTTATTTTTTTTACATTTTCTATCATTTATAACTCCGAACTAAATCCTAAAAAAGCATTAGCATTATTTGTTTGTGTAAAATATGCGAATCCCTGTGTTAAACTAACATCAGAAGTATTAGCCATTCTAATCATTTGATTTGTTGTTTGTGCTTCTAAAAAGAAATCGTCAACAAAGTCAGACTGATTATTACCAATTACTAAAAAATAATTACTAGCACTTGAAATATCTATTGATGGTGTTGCTCTAAAAGTAACTTTTGGGTCAATGACCATAAAGAAATTTGCCGAACTATAAGCTGAGCCTAAACCAATCATTTTATTAGTACCATCAGCAATTCTTTGATAATATCTTTGACACCTAGCTAAGTTATCTCCATAACTTTCATGTTGAAAAGGTGGTATAGTAGAAGAAGTATATTCGCCTACTTCTAATTGTATTCCTGTAATATGCCAGTTGTTACTTGTGTTATCAACAGTATTAACTTGACCTGCGGCTCTTTGTGTGTTGGATTGAGCTCCCCAAGAAGTTTGTAAAGCACCACTGGTAAAATTAGTGCCCGCAGACAAAAACCAATTTATATCAAGACTTCTAGCATTATCATTACCAAATACACCTGTTGTATCAGCAGGGAAATTAACCACTTTATGTTCCCATGTGTCTGAAGAAGAAATACTATATGTTCCTGCAACGTGTCTATTATTGTCTCTATCAAATAATTCTACTACATGAGTTCCTGTTTTCGTACCTTTAACCCAAAATGCTAATGTAAATTTTTCAGCATTAGCTGTTCCTTTTTTAAATAATTGTAAATCTTGACCCTCAATTTTATATAAAATCGTCACTGCATCATCAGCATCTAAAGAAGATTGTGCAGTTGTTACATCCATTTTTAAAGCATTTGCAAAACCATTAATATAAGCATTTCCACTTGTTAAAGATTCTTGCGTCATTGTATGTTGAGAACTAGGAGTACCAAAGTCATTGTATGCAAATCTATCCACTGTGTGAAATCCAACACTTCCATCTGTTAGAGTTGTAGCCGAAGTACCTCGTTGAGCCACAGCCATATCGCCATTTATAATTAATGGATTTACATTAGGTCTAGCAACACCAGATGTTTTGTTTGCTGTTACTGCATCATCTGCTATGCCACCTGTTACTATTTGTGATTTACTCATGTGTTACTCCTATGGATTATTTGCGTCATCTCTAGCTTTACGATTTTTGTAATCACTTCTTGCTGTAACTAAAGCTACAAAATCTGCTTGATTACTTGGAATAGGGTCAGTGAAAGATGAGTCATCCATTAATTTTGTTGTCCACTCTCGTTGAAATCTTTTCCAAGAATTATTGATTTTACCATCTACTGCATTTTGAATCCATAAATCCAATCCCGCATTATCTGTATCATTATACAAATCGTTAGATAGTATTTTTTGTTGTAAATCTGTTAAACTTATTGTTTTAGTGTGTGTAGCCATTTAAACCTCCTTTAAAGTTAATTGTTTCATTATTAGCATACTAAATACCCAGAAAAATGACAAGTATCATCTTGTACATCCATTTGTGCCGTGCCTTCCCATTGTTTTACCGAAACTTTAGCAGTGTCACCAGCATCCATGTCTGCTACAACTGTTTGAGAAACTTCTACTCTTGGCTCATCTGCACTATATCCATTAATTGCAAAAGTATTTGAATCTTGATAATTTCTGTTACTTGTATCAATATAAATAACCATGTAAGTTGCATCTGAATCAACATTGGCTAAAACTGCTGAGAAAGTTAAAAGATATTTACCTGTTACAGGTGCTGTAAAAGTATAAGTGCCAGTATTAAAATCAGCATTTAAATCAAATATTTCAGTGCCAAGTTTTACAGTTTGTACTGAATTGTTAGTAGGTATATTACTTAATTCTGCATTAGCTTGTGCAGAAAAAGCAGATTGATTTGGCATTGTTACATGGCCTGCACTATCAATACGCATTTTTTCAGTACCTGCAGTATGAAATCTTAACTCTCTTTCAGTATTTCTATAAACAATTTTTCCATCTTCATTTGAATTAGTATTTGCAAAAGCAATCGTTGCAGAATTTGAATTACCCATAGCAAGAGTTAAACCACCATTAGTATTATTTTCTATAACTAATTCGTCAGCATGAGGTTCAGCACCATGACCACTATCGCCAGTTTTAATATGTAATCCTGTGCCTAAATCTTTTGCCGCTCCAATACCTACTGTATCAAATTGTGCTGTGCTACTTGCTACCAATGCACCACTTATAGTAGTTGCACCACTAAAAGTTTTTGCTACAGTCTCCGTTGCAGGAGGGTCAATAGTTCCTACACTCTTTGCTTGATGAACAACATAAATATTGTTTGTGCCGCTAGGAGGTGCACCAGTAAACGATAGTGTTGTTCCCGATAAAGTATAAGCACTGTGAGGGTCTTGACGTACATTTCCAACAAATACTTCAATATCATTCACACTTCCCGGTGCGATGTCTAAAGTAAAATCTGTTGTACCCCCATCACCATTAAATTGCTTACTTGATAGCGATTGAAATTGGTTAGTAGTATCTATAGGTGTCCCTAAGTATGACATTCTACGTTATCTCCATGATTGACACAGCAATGTCAGCCGCACCCGATGCTGTTAATTTTAACACATCAGTCGTTTCCATTACTATTTTATTTCCACTTAATAGTTCTAGTGTACCGCCCACAGGAACTGGTGCATTGGTTACTAACTCAACATCTTGGTTAGCTTCATCATTCGCACCTGCTCTGTTTGTTGTATTAGAACTCAACGTAACTGTTGCAGTGATTTGACTAGTTGTTGTATTCCCTATCATGACACCAAGAACAACAGTTGTTGTTGAACTGGCTACAGTATAGATAACGTCTTCACTAGTTACCCCTGCTTTAGTTACTGTTTTAAAAGTATTAGCCATTTATCCTCCTATTATCCTAAAGCAATTGCCAGTGCCGTTGGGTCTTCTGTAGAAAATCCTTGACCTGTCATATAAGTTGTTAATCGAGATAATGCGGCTTTTCTATTTGTTCCGCCTGCACCATCATCTACTACTATTAAATCAGATGTAGTTAAATCTGCTCCTATATCTGTAGCACCATCGATGTCTACAGCATCTACGGAAACTTTGTTTGCTGTTGAAATTGTTGCTAGTTTAGAATCGGCGATCGCCGCACTTGAATTGATATCTGCATTGACAATACTATCTGATAGACTTAATTTTGAGTATGCTATTGCCGCACTAGCATTAACATCATCATTAACAATAACACCAGAACCAATAGCCGCTGTTCCACTTGAAATTGTTATATCACCACTAATCTTTCCTTCAATATATGTCTGAAGTCTTGACGCCACCATTTTTCTATTTGTACCACCCGCACCATCATCAACAACAAATAAGTCTGCATCTGCCAATGCTGCCCCGATATCGGTAGCACCATCTATTTCTAAAGCTCCAATATCAACTTTTCCTGCTGTAGAAATTGTTGCTAGTTTTGAATCTGCTATTGCAGCGCTTGCATTAATATCATCATTAACAATAACTCCACTTGCAATACTAAATACACCTGCGTTTGTTAGTCCTACATCACCGCTAGGCACCACAGGATTAAAGTTTGTACCATCAGCCACCATGATTGCAGTGTCTGTATTAGTATTCATGGTGAGATCATCACCAGTAATTGTTAAATCACCTGTAACGGTTAAGTTACGACCTATTGTTACATCATTGCTTGCATCTTCAAAGATTAATTTGCTAGCAGGTATTGTACAAAATACATCTTTTGTACCAGAACTAAAATTAACATCACTATCACTATTAGAACTAGATATAACAGTGGTCCTAGTTAATGTAGAACTATCACCGTTAAGTGTACCAAGACCAACTTCAAACTCGTCTTGATCTTGATGGGCAATACAATAATACGTTGTATTACTATTACCTACACCAGCAGCAAAAGTTTCAAAACCAGTTACTGCACCAGCTAAAGCGACAGGTCCTGTGCTTGTCGTAGTAGTTGTTTCTTTTACGCGATCATTAATGACTAAAGCCATTTATTCTCCTATGCCAATCGTAATATAGCGTTACTTGCATCAGCCGTTGGAAACTGAATTGTAAAGGTTCCACTTGTAGATGTCTTATCACCACCAAAATCTAAAACAGCAACTGCTTTATTAGAGTCAGAACTGTTGTAAATTAAAGCACCTCTTGCTGTGATTGTAGCTGATGTAAAAGATATGTCAGCAAAATCACAAATAGCCGTAGTTCCAGAAGTTGTTGGAGTTACGCTAGTTAAAGTTCCTCCACCAGAACTATATGTTCCAGAATCAGAAACTTCGTTACTTGTGCTAAAAGCAGTTGTAGTTGCATCCAAAGAAGCAGAACTTGTGTACAATGCTATTTTAAAAGTATCACCGGTTGACGCTGTAAAATCATGCGTACCTTGCAATAGCTCTTGTTTGAAGCTTGTACATACAGCTTGAGTTATAGCCATGTTTTATCCTCCTATGGGTTCTGTGATTGCAGAGGAGTACGTAACGCCCCATGCATGTATTCATCTCTTCGGTGCCTTCCTTGTTGTTCTATGACAAGTTCTTGAAGTGCCCGTTGATATGATTGTTCGTATAATTGCAGCATTTCTGCTGGTCCCTTCAAAAATTTGAAGGCTTCTGCAAGACATCCATAAAGTAATAGTGCAGGAGCATTATTACCCAACCAAGAGGTTGCATTACTACTAGACAGTCTTGTTGGTAATCTAGTAATTCCTAACTCCACGTTATACGCTACATCGGGCGTTGGTGCAACATAAATTGTATTATGATCCCACCATGCCCAGTATCTAGGGGTCCCTGTAGAAGTTCGATCTGGCCAATATTCGTTCATATAACTAATATCGCGTTGTTCTAAAAAAGTCCTTGATGTTCCAGATGGTGAAAATATTTGCATGTGCCTTACGGTGCCAAGCGATGTTGGA